AGCAAAGCTCACTTGCCCCATTCTGATACGGCTGACTATCCATACAGGGTCTTCCGTTTGATCAGGGCCTCCCGTCCATTTGAAAGCATCGATAACTACCGGCTTTTTACGATATTTTCCCATTCCAAGCACCTCCCAGGGCATGAAAAAAGCACCCTCGCCGTAGCGTGAGTGCTTCTTAATCCTTATGTTGTTTTTCCTCCAGTGGTATCGGCGGTAATGGAAGCTGCTTTAACAAGTCTTCCACAAACTCATCTCCACTTTTTGAGAAGTCCGGTTTCAGTGGAGTGTCTTCATATTCTTGGATCTTCTTTTGCTGCCGAGAAGTCTTCGCCATATTCCCACCCCATCTCCTGAACAAGTTTCATTAGAACCAAGTAATCAAAATACTCTTCTTGTGCTGTCTTTGACATTTTAGCATATCTTTTGTCTTTCTGTAACTGCTCATATACTGCATCAAATGTTTTTTTAAGAATGCTGTGCAGTGCTACAGCATCCCCACTTGAAGTGTTAGCGCTGACAGAGCTTACCCCTCCGTCGTGGCCAACTGCCACTACGCTTGTCAGAGATGGGTAGGAGGCCAAATTAACGGCGTCCTTCACATTGATCCTTGTCCCCCTCGGGTGATTATGGGTCAAGATAACACTTCGTGCTGGAGCTGCCAGTAACGATTCGTGAAGCTCAGGAGTAAAGCGTACTTTGTTCGCTTCACCAGCAACACGGGAAACCTCCTCCCCTTTTTCATCCAAAGTAACAAGTATTTCCTTTCCCTCTTTGCTTCCTTGACGAGCTATTTCCCGGTTAACCGCTGACAACTTTTCAGAAACTTCTTCCGACACATTAGGTAAATCAATATGATAGCTCGCCTTGGGATTGTACCGTCGGTTAAACCCTCGAGGCTCTTCGACTTCCCCTGGCACCCCGACCGTTTTTATCACCGGCGGTGTCACCTGTGGCGGCTCTGAAACCGCTGGCGGCTGCTCTGCATCCTTCGGCGCATGCTTGACTGCCCAATCCTTATAAGAGACATTGCTCGGAACACTGTATGTCTGCTTGTCACTCCCGCGCGCAGCCCGCTCGCCAGGCTCAGGCTCAAGCTCGACGTCATCCTCAAATACCGGAATAGTCGTAGATCGGCAATACGCATGTAGCGGCGGATAGTTAACCCCCGGCTTGGCTTCGCTCAGCGGAATGACCTCACCGTCCATGTGCCGGCACTCCTTCGATGTCTTGCTGTCCAGCGTGGCCACGAACTGATAGCTTTTGATGCCCTGCTCTTTATAACCGTCCATCCGGGATTGACCGCTGAAATAGGCAGCCTCGGTCAAGATAAGGCGCTCGGCGGCGCTCTTGCTGACGCCCATACGGCCGGCGAAGTCGGAAATCACCTTATCGGACGGCTCGCCGCGGATCAGATCCTGGGTAAGAACCGTCTGTAGCTCCGCAAGCAGCTTGTCCCTGTCCGCCCAGATCCTCGCACTGAAATTCTTGCCATCTGGCGCCCAGGGCTTTGCCAGCACCTTGTCGATCTGCTTCCCATCCAGTTTGGCAAACGGGATTCCTTCGCCGGCGCCGCGCTGCACCTCGTAAATTCCCTTGTAGTAGCCGTCTTTGTAAATGTCGCCAAGCACTTCGGCTGTGCCTTTGACGCGCCGAGCGGTCAGCAACTCGACTTCCTGCCGAAGCTTGGTCTGCAGCTCCTCCAACCGGCTAATGTGGGCCTTGGCGCTGGCGTTCTCCAATTCCTTCATCCAACGCTGATCGACCGCATTTTCCCGACCAGCCTTGATGTAGTCGTCGACGGTCCAGTGAAACTCCTTCAGCTCGTTGGCTGTCAGCAGCTTTCGGGCTTCAGCCATGCTGATCTCGTTGTTCTTGGCCAGACGGCCGTACCAAGCTTCCGTTTCCTTCTTGATCCGGGCCATGGCTTTGTCATATTCAGCATTCTGGACCTTGATGTAATCTTCGCCCTTCTTCAGCTCGGCCTCGTTCAGATCCTCCATCCGCTTCGCCCAGTATTCCTCCGACTTCATTCGTCGTCACCGTCCGGATCCCCACATTGATCAGGAGCAATAAACCCGATAACCTGCATCGGATCCCCCGATTGCTCAGGTGGTACGTTAACTGCGGTGATGAGCTCAGCTAAAGCCTTGATATCATCTGAGCAAGCGAGTTGGTTAGAATTAATACAATATCGCGCCTGGGCTTGGATCAGCTCATTCACCATCTGGATTGTCTTTGGTTCCAGCATCAGGCTCACCTCCACTCAGGCCGCCATATGCAGCAAACTGAGCTGCGGCTTCTTCCTTCTGCTTCTTGATCCGGTCCAGCTCGGCATTAACATCACGGACCCATGGATGCTGAGCGACAAGCGTCTCATCCGACAAGATCCCGACACTGTCCTTGATCGCTGTAATGATCGCGGATTCGTCAATCGGCATGTCACGGTTAAAGATAAACTCGACGTCTTCCTGGCTGTAATCGACACCAGTCGAATTGTAAAGATGCGTGTCTACGAACCAGCGCAACTGCTCCAGTGACGCCTGAAATTCGGTCTCCATGAGGCTCGCGTCCAGGTCAAGATCCGAATACAGAAATTTAAGGGCAATGCCTGAAGGCGCGCCCCCAATATCCAAGTTCTGTGTATCAACGCCCCGGCCAAACTCGTAAATGTCCTTACGGGTCTGTTCCATATGCGTCTTGTATGCTTCGACATTGATCTCAAGGTTAAGGGTTTCGACGCCTGAATTGTCGTCCGGGTCGTCAATCTTAATAATTCGATACCGGGACATATTTTTGCGGATCTCCCCAGCTGGCGAACCACCGTATCCCTTGACCACATAAATGCTATCCGGCAGATCCTCAAGGTTATTGCTGTTATCAGACTTGTTATTGTCGTAGTCGTCGACCAGCGACTTGATGATCTCAACGAGTGGCTGCTCCTCCTCGTTATATTTGAACGGGATGAAAGGCACACGCTCCCAGTTCAATGGTTTTTCCTCGTCTGCCAGTTCAACAGTGAAATGGTTGCCCTTATCACCAGCCTCCACATCCGGAATCAGGCCGGAACCATCCACCACATACCGACGGACACCGTTTGTATCCCACCACTCGATTTTGCGCACCGTCTTCTGCTGTAGGCCCTCGTACACGGTGACCTGGTAATCTCGAATAACTGCGTCCAGAATCGTGTGTGCATCGTCAGCCCAAATCGGGATAATCTCCTCAGAGCGCATTTTCTTGAAGCTCAAAAGGCCCAGTTCATCATAATAGACGTGCAGCCAAGCGATCCCCTTTTTAACCGCCTCTTTGCCAACCGATTTGAGACGCCGCATCATGGCTTTATCGAATACCTGTGTCAGCAGATCGTAATATGCCGTCTTGGCTGTTTGAATACTGAGCGGCTTACCAAGCAAATATCCGACCTTCTGGTCGACAAGCTCTCTCACGAAACCGTGAGCCTCGCGGTTATCTGCCAGGTTCTCAGCCCTTACTCGGCGCCCGTCTTCGCCAATTACCGTGCGATCACGGGTCAGGATATCGTTTTTGGTACGGTAATAGCGCTCACCGATCAGCATCCATTTACGCTCGTCGGATGCCTGCCATCGGCCTGTCTCAATCTGAATGATCTGCTCCAGGGTAGCCGCCGTCTTGGCACCGCGGATGATAATCTGCTCAAATTCCTCCTGCTCGCTTGGCGTAGGCCCAAATAGCGAAAATACCATGTCTTTTCCCTCCTTCCTCACTCAAAGCTGAAGTTGCCTTTAAGGTCCGAGACCTCATAATCATCAAGGGCATACCAAATAGCCGAGAACGTATGAGGGTCAATCGAAAATTCGTCTTCGATGATCTCCCCGTTTTTGTCCACGGCGAACGTCAAATCTTTCAATTCCTCGATCACATTTGGGCAAGCATCCGAACACACGATTCTCTTAAATCGCTTGACCTTCCTGGTGTACTGCCGGCGCGATCCCTGAAACTTCTTAGCTGGTCGCATGTTGAAGCCCATCTGCCGGAAATACTTGATCGTCTTCGGCTCTGCAGAATCTGCACGTATGAGCTCGCCCGTTTCCTTGAACTCAGCCAGATCCTCAGCCGTCCGGTCATCCGTCATTTGGTTCTTGTAATACTCCCAATGGATGTACAGGATCCGCTCGTTATGGTCTATGGCCAGCCGGAGCAGTGCATTGTAAGAAGTCTCAAAACCAAAGTCCATACCGGCGCGCCGGATGGGTGAACGGATACGCCGAATAGCGTTCATCACCTGGTCATGTGGCTGTACCTCGAATTGAGGCAGCACTCTTGTACCATTCACGCCAAAGCGGCCGCGGCGGGCGATACGGTGCAGATCCGGATCGTACTTCTCCATATCCTCCAGCTGCTCGATGTAGCTCAGAGGCAGAAACAGGTTATCATCCGCCACGGAATGATGGTAATACGTATCATTGACCACCTTGACCCGATCCCGGTACAACTCCTCGTCGTCCAACACATGAACCTTTGCCTTGGCATCTTTAAAAAAATGCTTATAGCACCAGTTGGCCGTGCTGACAGGGTTGGTACTCAGAATCATGTGCAGTTTTAGCGTAGGATGCCGGAGTCGGCCCAGGAGCTCCTTGAAGCCCTCGTATTTGACCTCGCTGCACTCCTCAACCCAAACTATTGACACATTGTGGATGGACTTCAGCTTTTCTGGCTTGTCCATGCCCTTGAAAATGATCTTCGACCCATTCGGGAATCGGATCTGCA